TTCATGATTTAGAACCGGACCCCATTTTTCCATTAGTTTTGCGTCTGCGTTAAACATTTTTATTTCCCTTATTTTTTAAAGTGAGTTATAGCTTGAGTGTATCTGTTCATAGACTCTGACATAGTTTCTTCTTCAGAAACATTATCTTCACCTAATAAACTATCCACTTCATCAACTGATTCAGTAACTTCTTTTGTGAAGTATGATTCTTTAACAGTTTTTACTTTCATTTCAAAAGTTTCTTTGTTATCGAATTCAATATCTGCCACTAAAGATGCTAATTTCTCAGCTTCAGTTTGTGCAAGCCCTGAAGATTGTTCTCTTACTACTTCTTGCTTTTCAAAGTTTTGAACAGCTTCATGTAATTTGATATTATCTTCTGTGGTTTTATTTAAAGTTTCCTCTAGTTCAGTTACTGATTCGTTGAGTTCATCAACAAGGTCAACCTTACCTTCTGGTACTTCGATGTAGTGTTCTTTGAACACTGATTGTAGTGAAGTCATAAAGTCTTCAGCAATTTCAGTCCTAAGACCGTTAGTTACTGCTACTTCATTTTCTTTCATCCAACCCTCTACTACATAGTTAAGGTATGAATCTACCTTCTCTACTAGAGATTCTTGGACTTCTGAAACTTCTTCTTCAAGATTTTGCGCGTATTCAGCTTCCAATCTGTCGATTTCAGATGTTAACTTAGATGTTAACACTGCTTCGAAGATTGCTTGAGCTTTATCACGGAACCCATCAGAAAGAGTTGCCTCTTCTTTAATGATGTTTTCTAAGTCTTCGTCAAAATCAATAGCTTCTACTTTCGCTTTAGCTTTTGGTTCTGCAACCTTTGATACTGATTTAACTGCATCGTCAGCTGATTTGACTGATTCTTCTTCATCACTGCCTAGAGCCATCTTTGAGAACATTTTTTGCGCGTCCTCTTTTCTTGCTTTCTTAAGCATTTCGACTGCTGCTTGAATTACGCCTGCTTTGGTTTTTGGAGTTTGAACAGTTTCCTTTTTAGGTTCGTGCTCTTCTTCCTCTTCCTCATGCTTGCCTTCTTCAATGCTTTCAACTTCCTCGTCTAAAATTTCTTCATTTTCCACGAGCTCGTCTACTTGCTCTTCTTCAACAGTTTCAACTACTTCTTCAGCAACATTGTTTATAGCGTCGTCTGACATAGTTTTCTCCTATGATTTTAGATTTAATTTAGAGAGGAAATTTTTAAAGGCTCTAATCTCTACCTCTGGAAGGTTTCCGATTTTCGCTTCTTTTATCTCAGTCTCAATTCCTTCAATATCCTGTGCTTTAATAATGCCATTATCCCATACCCAGTCAACACCTTCCATAACTCCATTTACAAATGCACTTGGAGCTGAAGGGTCCTGGACTATATCTATAGTGGATAACATAAAGTCATTCCCCACATAACTGACACCATTCTTTTGTACAAGACTTCCCATACCACGACTTGACACACCAAGCTTAACACCGCCATCGAGGAGTCCTTCGACTATTTTTCCCATTGGCGTTTTAAGTATTGATGCCTTACCCACAACATCATTTCCCTGCCAATGCAGGTCTGTGATCTTGTGCGAAACTTTATCAAGGTTTACTGTTGGTCCTTCTGGATGATTTAACTCTCCAACAGCTCTCCCTGTTTTAACTTGTTCGGTAACATACTTTTCTAAGGCTTTTTCCATAGTTTTCTTTTCGTATATTCTACCGTTTCTATTCTTTTTATTAGATTGCATAAAGACGCCTTCGATAAAATAGCTTTTCTCACCATTTTTCTTAGCCTCACATATTACATCTAATTCTTGTTCTACATATTCTGTTATTAACTTCATGTTATATTCCTAACAGTTTTATCATATCATTTGCTGCTTTTTGAGCTTCTTTTTCATTTTTGTAGTTATTATCGAGTAACTCGTTATCTACATAAACTCCAAATTTATTACCCTTTTTGGTAATAACAACCTCAACATTTTTTCGCTTACCAGCTTTAGAAGATGTGACCTTCTTTTCGCCAGAAGCTAATTTGAGCTTTTCTCTTAACTCAACAAATGTATGCATTTATTATTCTTCTTTTTTTCTTTCAGCCATAGCAGATGCTAATTCTATTTTCTTTGCATCTAATGAAGCTGTAATTTTGTCGGCCATAACTAAATCAAATTCTTTATTTGCATTTACATTATCGCCATCATTTAAATTTTTAATTATATTTTCTACTGACATATTATCCTCACTTGTTTATATATTTATAATTTTTTGTTCCTTAACTACTAAAACTCTTCTTCAGAATGTGCACCAGCCTTTGTTTCGGCCTCTATTTGTTTCTCCATGTCTTTCATATCTTCTTCAGACATTCTTAAAACATTTTTAGCAACCCATTCATGTGATAGGTATTTACCTACATAATCTTGAACACTACCTAGTAAATCAAATCTTTCTCTTATCATTTCGGATTGTTTTAATTCAGAGAAGTAGTTATCTTCAATATAATCAAAGGCAATACTTTCCTTCCAACTTTTCCAATCCTCTTGTGTACATATTCCTTTTAACAGTAATTGTGTTTTAAGTAATTGCATGAATAGGTCAGAGAATCTTTTTCTCAATCTATCAATAAACTTTTTAAACTTAACTTCGTCTCTTGTTATCTCTGAAGCTCTACCTAATGTAAACTGTGCTTCTTGCTCTAATCTATTAACCGGTACATTGAGGGATTTGTATAATTTCTTTTGGAAATATATAATATCATCTATCTGGCCTAGGTTTTCTCCACCAGGTAATGTTGTGATTTCAGTTCCTCTTCCGCCTTCTCTACGAGGTAAGAAAAAGTCCTCCAACATTGACATATGTTTTCTGTCATCTTTAATGTCGCCAGTCTTAGCATCATAAACCAATTTATTTCTATATTGATTCATAATACCTCTTAGGTATTCTTCAGCCTTACCTTTTGGTAAGTTACCAACATCAATATAAAATATTCTTCGTTCTGGAGCTCTTGATATTCTGTATATCACAACAGAGTCTTCCATCATTCTTAATTGGTTAACTGGTTTGAGAGCCTTATGCAGATAAGATAATATTTTTTTTCTGCCTGGGTCCATCATACCAGATGTACAATATGCTATAGCATCAGGATATATTTTAACACCTTGGTCTGCAACATTTAATGATTTGTCTTGATATAAAAAGTATTCATCTACTTTTTTAATTAATTTAGCACCAGTCTTTGGGTCATTCTGTTCTTCAACTTCTTTAACCTTTCTTAATTTTGCTGGGTCTATATATCTTAATTCTTTAATTCCTTGCTTTGGTTGTTCATTATTAATAATAATGTGGTACGGTAGTCTACCATCAACATACCATTTTCTAAATATATCATGTGAATATGAATTAAAACCTAACATGGAAAGAATTGAATCAAACTCATGTTGTATTGTTTCTTTTATTTTATCTGATATATCTAATTCATCTAAAATTAGATTAATTGGAGCCTCATTATGGTCTCCAACAATAGCTTCATTTACGATATCCTCGATTGCAGCATCACACTCGGGCTGTGAGGAAATATCTCTATATTTCATTATTAAATCGACATCGGACTTGGCCTTATCGCCGTCCATATCAATATACGCACCAAAATGTCCACCAGCTTTTATAACGCCAGCGCCATCATCTCCATCGGTACGTGGTACAAAAGAAGGCCTTAAAGGTTCTTTTCCTTTGCCTTTTCTGTTTATTTCGAATCCAAAAAATTCTGCCATATTTCACCTCATATTATCGGAGGGGATAATTAAATCCCCTCTTCCAATATTATTTATAAACCTAAGAAGTCGTTGAAGATTCCCAGTATTGAACCTGGAATTCCATTGTGAACTCTTCTATAGTATTTTCTGAATCATAACTGACTTCAATCTCTGACATGTTTGTAGGGAATATTCCTCTAAAATCATATTTTTTAGTTACTTCACCAGCTTTATTCAATTGTTCAACAATTGCATCTGACTGATAGTCACTTGGATTTGAAAGTCCTGTGTTTGCGTTATGACTGTTAATACCATTCATCCATCGTTCCATAGCGTTACGAACTTCGAAACCTGTATCATTGATAATAGTAATTGACCAAGGGTCAAATGTTCTATCACCAGCAATCTGTAATTGTCTACCTCTGAAAAGTACAGGGATAGGTGCAATAACAGATGAAGGCATCTGTGCTGTTTTACACATAAATGATGTTAATTCAACATCGCCTTGTGCATAACTAGGGAAGTTCAAAGTGACTTTGAACATGTTGGCACGAGCGCCACCGCCTACTAGTTTAGATTTAAAATCATCTACTCCTAAAATTGCCATGTTTTATCTCCTATGAACCTGCTATTTCTGAGAATTCAACCCCAGATCTAGTTGCTATGAAATTTAATGTAATGAAGTTAATGGACCTTGCAGGCTTAATGAATATGTCTGCAACAAATCGGTTAGTGTCAATTACTTGACCTGTATTATTTGTTTCATCGCAAACAACTAAAAAGTCTGTAAGACCTCTTCGTCCTTTTACATCTCTTAAAAAAGGCTCCAATAAATTTCTAAATTGTGCCCTTGTAAATTCATCATTGAATTCAAATAGTTGTGCCTTTGCAGCAGTACTAATTGCTTTTTCTAATACAATGAATAATCTTCGTACATTTATTCTATCGAATGCTGAAGGTCTACTTAATAAAGTTTTGTCACCAAATAGTAAAGTACCTTGTCCAGGTAATGATACTATTGGATTTACTCTTGCTTTATATAATGTGTCTCTA